TGCCTTCTCAATATCATCTCGTAGTTTAATTACAACATAGAATCCTACATCATCTACGGCAGTCTTGTGCAAAACTCCGTTAGCATCTCTATATTGTTCCACAACTTCTCCAACTTGCACATTAGAATGGTTAGACATTACATTTCTGTATTTCTCATCAGCCATGTATTTCTTTACTGCATCTTGTAGTGCTTCAATTGTGATTAAATCATTCTGCTTGTCTACTATTTCGATTGAAGCATAACCACCAATGATTAGGTTGTCAGACTTCAAAATAGTAAACTCATGACTACTCTCAGCCTTAAGCAGAGGAGTATCCATCATTAGCATTATCGGTAGGTTTTACACTCTTACTATATGAAGTAATAGTAATAATTACTCTTTTTTATCCGAAGGGAAGGGTAATTGAGCATAAGAATCTTCATTCAGATTCCATTTATTTGGGTTCTCTTTATCGTCTAACATTTCTTGTTTCTTTCCTGTCCATGCTATCCAACTCTTTTGTTCATCTAACGGAACTACTCTAAAGTGCATTCTCGTTTGGAACTTATCTCCATCTAACTTATATTCGTGATATCCATCTTTTTGAATACCTAATTCTATACTGCCTTTATCTAAGACTTTCTTAGACTCACCTGCATTCTTCATTACAATAGCCGGATACTTACCTGACTTACCAAATAATTCGTATATGTCTTCTGACTCTTCGATATCAATAGTCCAACCCATACGCTCATCTTTGTATTCTATGATTAAATCTACATTATCATCTTCTCTAAGGTTGATTGTGTACTTGCCTGTTTCTTCTTTTTGCAAGTCTTCAACGTCTTTTTCCAATACGTCTTCTCTTGCAGTAAACTTGTTAGGATGAAGATAAACCAAATCTTCTTGTTGTTTCATCCAAGACATCAATCTTCCTTCATCAGAATCGAATAAGTCTTGGAAAGTTCCTTGATGCTTGTCCTTAACATAATCTAATATCTGCTCAAACCTTAGATTGTCTCTACCACTATCTAATATTTCATTACGAATAGCCAATCTAAAGGTAGAACGTTTCCCTTTCATTATACTAACTACTTGTTCTTTCCACACATCTATGTTGTATAGAGCATTCTTCTGCATAAGGGAATCTCCCTCAAACCCGTAAATTGTGAAGCCATTCATGTCTTCTTTCAGAATAATCTCAGCAGTTCCATGTATGTGGTCTGTAATGTAATATCCCTTTTTCACATCTTTCTTTTTCTGACCTCTTGGGTTTCGCATTCCCGATGTAACTTCAAATGCAGCACCTACCTTTTCGCCAAAGGTGTATCCAATCGCATTAAGAGATTTTTTTGTCTTACTTGCAAGTTGTTCCAATGTCTCAACAGTATCCGATTGTGCTACTTCAGGTATCTCTATGACTTTAGCCGAGAATAGTTTGAAACCATCCTTTCCTTTCTTAACCTCATCCACCTTGACTCTAACTATGCTACCAATCTTTACTGATTGTTTCGTGTTGAGAGCCTTACCCACTTCTAAGTAGTCTTTATCCTCAAACTCAACAGTCTTGTAGTTCCTCGCAGTTTCAGCGTTAACTGGCCCAACTCCCATTGTGTAGGAATGTAAGTTGCTCTTTGTCTTCTTATCATCTAACACTATAACATCCAAGTCCACGAACTTCTTCCACTTAATCCACTTAGGATTTTTCTTAACTCCAATGTAGTAAGTTGATTCTATATCTTTGATTACTACACCTTCTGATGCAGGTAACTGCATTATTTCTTTAGCATAGGATTCTACTTCTTTTATTGAATCAGCAATTCTCGTATCCTTCTTAGATGGGAATGCTAAGTCTTCTGATGAATGTTGAGCATACTGATATAGAAGAATATTATTTCTTTCTCTTAGAGTTTCATCAGCAATGTTCTTCCCCTCATGAACCATAATATCAAAAACGTGTGCTTTTAGTTCGCCACCCTTTTTATTCTTGAAAACATGGGCTATTGTATCTGCTCTATGTAATGGCTCATCACCATCAAACAACATGAGTTCCCCATCTAATATACAATCATTGAACATTTTCTTTTCCAATTGCTTTACTTGTTTTGGACACTTATCTGTAATGTCCTTCTCATTGAAAGAATATATTCTAACTTTACCGTTGAACTTGTGAAGTTGTATTCTCATACCATCATATTTCTCTTGGACAATGTACTCACCAGTAAGACCCTTGATTTCCTTCATATCATCTATCTCAAAGATTCTATACATTGGTTTGTTGGGGACTATGAAATCAATTTCTTGTTTTTGTTCACTCTTTGCAATATCTAATTCAACGAGATTATTCCACTTATCTTCATCATATTGAGAAGCATACACTTTCTCCAATAATTTGTAAGCCCCCTTGAACTTACTTTCTACTCTTCTTGTGTCTTCCTCTTCTCCACCATAATGTTCTATGATGTATAGTGGAATGTCCTTTGGTTCTAAATCCAAACCCATTACATTTTGAGTTACCTTATCGGGTTTGAGTTCTACCGCTTTCCATGCTTTTTCAGGTAAAGCGTTTGCATGAGAGCGTAAAGCATAGTGAATAAAATATGCGAATAATGCCTCATTTTTCAATAACTTAGGTATTACATTATCACCAAGTTGTTTTGAGAAAGGGTCGCTGACCTTTTCGGATTTGAACCTAAGTTCCTTTACTGATTCATACAATTCTTTTGCTTGTCTTGATTTCGGATTGTATGTCTCATCAGATTGAGCCACATCTTCTTTAACATAAGTTTTCAATTCATTGCTAAAATCATCAAGAGAATCTAATTGCTCTCTGATATCCTTTACTGTTTTCTTCCAAGCATCCCCATAATCGTCAGGATTTTCTCTTGCTGAAAGATAGGAATAACGAACCTTTTCAAAGAAATCTAAGACCTCTTTTGTTAGGCCACTTGTTTCTTTTTCAAACTGTAATCCTGTTTGCGGCATCTGACCCCTCAAGTGTTTCGTAGGGATTCAGTCATTTAACTTATCTTCCTTTCCTTCGACATTACTCGTTTTTGGCAAAGGTTCTTCCGAAGGATTCTTCTTTGGTCTTTTTACTTTAACCTCTTCACCAGTAAGAGGCTCATCCAACTCCAACTGTCCAAGATGTTTAGCCTCTTGTAAAACTTCTTTCGCTTTTGCAATAGCCAGTTCGACTACTTTCTCCTCTTTTGTTACTCTCTCCGGCATATCGTTCACTCCATCTGTTTGACTAATTCGTGTATGTCTTCCCAATCCATACTTTTCTTTATCGTACTGCTACCTACAACATCTTTACTGTTCATTGTAGGGGTAGGCGAATCATAAACAACAAATCCTGATTTCATCAACAGGTTGTCTTTGTGGTAAACTGCTTGCTCTAAGGCTTTCACTTTGTCTACCAATTCTTTCATCAACATCAACATCTCGTCACTCATTGCTTGCTTCCTCCTCATACATTTTAGATAAACTTTCTTTAATCCGCACTCTTAGTTCATTTTTCCAATTCATTATATCACTGCTTACCTTTCTTTGATGGTGGATAAACCATTTTTCTTAGTTGTGTGAATAGTGTTTCGTAGTCCTTCCTCAACTCAGAGGCAGAAGCAAGAATCTCCAAGTTCTTCTCATCAAAACCTTCTACGGTTTTACTTAATTTCTTATCGGATTTTACTAAGTCCATGTCTTTCAGTTCTTCGATTATATCTGAAAGTTGTGTCATTTCCTCACCCATCATATTTGTTGGTTGAGCCTTCTGTATAAGTTTCTTCAACTTCTTTTTCTGCTTACCATCAAGTTTCTCAATGAAGACGGGAGAGAAATAAAATCCTTCATCTTTTAGAACATCTTGCCAACTCATGCAGACTCCCCCTTTGCATCTTCAGATGAGGGTTCGTCTAATGATTGTTCCTCAAGTTTTACGTTTTGTAAAATAGTTTCTAATCGAGGAATTACTTCTTTCAAACGTGGTATTGCACTTAGAACCTTTAGGTATTCCAAATAATCTTCATATTCTTCAATCAATTCATCAGCGTCATATTCTTCTCCATCTTCGCCGATGATTTTACCATCATCTGTTCTTTCCGATTTTATTCGTTGTAGCATTTCCTTGTATCTGTTTATGGCTTCATCCAAGTCATCTTCATTCTCAATGCCCTCTATACCCATAACATCAATTGTGTCTTCTAAAAGTAAATCATGCTTCTCCATCTTTGCCTTGAATGAATCTAATGTTCTTTTCATACCAACTAAAGTCTTACGTTCTAATTCACCTGAAGTTAGTTTAGGTTTTATCTCCTGTATTTTTCTTGAAAATGTGGTAAAGTTACTGACATCTCTCTCTATTTCCTCCTTAGTTCGTGGCCCTTGATACTGTGATGGTAGAGATGGGTTTCTCAAAACCATCTTT